CGGCGAACTTGATTCTGTGCATGTGGTTGTGGCGGCGGATGGTGCTGGCGGGCGAAATGTTGCGACCAGGGCTCATTCGCTACGCGCTCCTGAAGCCAGGGCAGTTTCGAGCCTGCCTGATGTCGCTGGGCGCCAATCGCGATTATTGCGAATGGCTCGTTGGGCGCAACGTGAGCGATAGGGACCGAGGCCCCACGTACTCTCGCATCAAATCGATCTTCACGAAGCGGATGAAAGAGGACGGTTTACCGAACTCGAAGCTGCCGCAGCCGACGTGGGATACGCGATGAACATCCGCTGCCCCTTGTGCGATTGGACCTATTCGCTGCCGGATCTTCCGCCGGTGAATGAGAGCACGCTTGCCGGAGTCTTCGGTCCCGGTGTGATGCTGAATCAGGCTCTGAACAATCGGATGTTCAAAACCGAGGAGGAACTGCGAAACCACTTCGGCACTCACAAGCTGGCGGATTGGGCGGCGAAGGCGGTGCAGGCGTGGATTCTCGAATTTCAGGAGAAGGCCCGTGAGCGATGCTGATCTGGTGACAATCGCCGACATGCTATATCGCGCACTCAAATCGGCACCCTGCCGATGCGTGTACGCGAGAACGCTGGACGAGCGGCCGATCTTCTCCAAAGAAAAAGGCATCAGGCTGCGCGAGAAGATCTGCGCCAAGCACCTTGCAATGGCGCGGTATGAGCGAGAGATTTTGTTGCTATCCGAGGAGCATATGACGTGAGCGCACAAGCGAAACCCGACAAACCGAGGCCCGATCGCGAGGGCTGGACGTGGCTGTTAAACTCTCGAAAGTACCACTTTTTCACCAGCACAGAGAACAAGAGCCTATGCGGAAAATTCATGCTGTTTGCGCTTCCCTCTAAGTTGGGTCCTGACGATGGGATTAATTCCAAGGAGGATTGCGCGGCGTGTCGGCGCGCACTCAATCAACGGGCCGCAGCGCCGGAGAAGACATCGTGAATATCGCCAGGAAGAAATTGGGACGCAAGCCGTTGTCTCCTGGCAAGGTGAAAAACGACATGATGTTCTTTCGGGTGGACGAGATGATGAGGGAGGGAATTCGAGCGGCGGCAGAAAAGAGCGGGAAGAAACCGTCGATCTGGCTGCGCTCGATCGTCGCGGCGGCGATCACGGCGGCGATCTCGTCCTGCGTCCTGGTGCCGCACTCGGTGCGTCCTGAGCTGGAACACGACTCTCACATCACGGAGCACTCTCCGATCGCGCGGGCGCCGATGGGTTACTACGTGAACAAGGCGCAGCTTGCGCTTCACTGGGATATGCCAGGACGATTATTCATGGAGATCGCGGATGGGGTTTCGATGGGGCCGTGCTGGACAAATCGGGCACTCGCCGGATGCGGGGAGATGTTAGGACCGAGAGAGGAGTTCAGTCTGCGCGTGGGCGCGGTGATCCAGGTGAGACCGTGAGCCATTCTTGGGGGGTCATAGCTATCACCATATTCGCCATTGGCGCCGTCATACTTGGGGCACTCGCGATTCGATCAAATACAAAAAGGATGAATTCCATACGTTCTAAATACTGTAACACAAAAACTATTGCTGCCCGAAGTGTCGGGGGAAGTTAATCGTGTTTGAGAATGCACGGGTGGACCGGAGTGGTGAGCATGGTTAGGCGATACAAGGTCGCTGCGATATGGTTGTCTTTCAGCGCGCTGACAAGTTCTAACGCAGCATCTCTTGTAGATTGCGATGCTTCGGCATCTATGGGCACGTTCATCGATATTGCATTTCCAATATTGGTAGCGGTAAATGCTTTGGCTCTATTTGTCCGAGCTAATAGAAGGAAGAAATAGCTATGGCCCTCTCTTCCTCACACTGCTTGTTTTTTTCTTCTTCATTGCAGGAGTGCCGACCGAGTTCGAGTTTGACGAATTACACCGACGACTCGCGATGGCAAAGCGGGATGGTGCGGGGTTCGCCGTGATAGAAGCGCTGTTTCAAGAGTGCTGTGCGCGGCCTGAATCTGATGGCGAGTGCATGCTGTGCGGCATCATACTCTGCCCGCATCACGAACCCATGCACTATCACCATGATGGGTGTCCGGCCTGCACAGAAAAGCGAGTGCGCGCATGAGCCTGCGCAAATTGAAATTGGCGGCGGGTGCGGGCGAGCCTGACGACGTGCTGGCGCTGCGCATCGATGTCGTGGCCTGCGCCGAACAATGGACGGATCAATTGCGCTCTCCGCATAAGGACGATTTCGAGTGGGCCGATAAGTTGGATGAATTGGAAGAAAAACTTTACCGCGCGGTATGCCGCTATCAGGCAGCCGTGGCTAAACGGAGGCACACATGATCGTTTACGTACTGGTTATCTAAGCCGAATGCCAGCGAGCTGGCGAGTGTGGCTGTACATCCATCAAAGGAGAGGGAAAACATGGGTGAAATTGCCGATTCAATTCTCGAAGGCGAACTCTGTCAGGAGTGCGGCGTATACATGGGCGAAGGCGATGGATATCCGCGCTCTTGCTCGGCCTGTAGCCGCCCGGCACCGAAGGCCGCGCCAGTTGGTCATGCGCGCTGTCCTGAATGCGGTAAGCGCGTTAAGGCCGTCGGCCTCGCAGATCACCGGCGCGACGCACATACTTCGAAGGAGTAAACATCATGCAAATCACCGTCGATAGCGAACGCGGCCAGGAACTCGGATTCACATCCGAGTGGTTCACGGCGGACAGCTATTTATGGGAGGAGCCGACGCGCATTATGATCTCGCTAATCCAAGGGCGCACGCCGGGCGTGTTTCGGATGTTGGTGCGCAAGATCCACGAACAGGGCAAGGACGTTGCAGTGCCCACGCCATTGGGGCGCATGCGGAACATCGTGGAGAAATGCGGTTACCGATTCTTGCGTGAAGTCGATGAAGCGAGTGGCGAAGAATGCGAGGTTTGGACGTGCTCTGCTGCGTGCAATGGGGGCATGGCGTGAACTACGAAAAATTCCTGTTTGACAAGTCTCAGTCCGGCAATTCTTACGGATTTGATCCCGGCGAGTTGCCTACGTTCCTGTTCGACTTTCAAGCCGACCTCACCGAGTGGGCATTGCGCAAAGGCCGCGCTGCGATCTTCGGTGATTGCGGTCTCGGCAAGACACCGATGCAACTCGTATGGGCGGATCAAGTGGCCCGCAAAACGAGTAAGCCGGTACTGATCCTAACCCCGCTGGCCGTAGCGTATCAGACAGTGTTCGAGGCGCAGAAATTCGGTATCGACGCTGCCCGATCGGTGGCGGGTGAAATCACCGCGCCGATTATGATCCTCAATTACGAGCGGTTGCAGTACGTGACTCCCGATCAGTTCGGGGGAGTGGTATGCGATGAGTCGAGCATCCTTAAATCCTTCGATGGCGCAATGCGAAACGCCATTACCGCATTCATGCGCAAGGTTGAATACCGGCTGCTGTGCTCTGCGACCGCGGCGCCGAACGATTACACGGAACTCGGGACATCGAGCGAGGCTCTGGGGTATCTCGGTCACATGGACATGCTCGGCAGATTTTTCAAAAACGATCAGAACACTATCAAGCCGATGACCTACCGTCACCAGGGCCAGAATTTTCAAAAGCTAGACGATGCCGCCAAGTGGCGATTCAAAGGCCATGCCGAGTTGCCGTTCTGGCAATGGGTGTGCTCCTGGGCGAGGGCCGTGCGCCGGCCGTCTGACTTGGGCTACAGCGACGAAGGGTTCATTCTACCGCCGCTGGTGGAGCAGTCTCACTTAGTCGAGGTCGCATCGCTACCCGATGGGATGCTGTTCGCATTGCCTGCCGTGGGATTGAAAGAGCAGCGCGACGAACGTCGTCGATCAGTCACCGAACGATGCGAGAAGATCGCGCAATTGGTGGATACCAAGGATCAAGCTTTGGTGTGGTGTCACTTGAACGATGAGGGGGATTTGCTCGAGGAACTCATTCCCAATGCCATCCAAGTGAGCGGCCAGGATTCGGGCGATGCGAAAGAATCCGCCTTTCTCGCTTTTTCCAAGGGGGAACGGCGGGTTTTGATTATGAAGCCAAAGATTGGCGCATGGGGTTTGAACTTCCAGAACTGCGCGCACGTGACGTTTTTCCCCTCGCACTCTTACGAGCAGTATTACCAGGGCGTGCGCCGCTGCTGGCGCTATGGTCAGAAATCCCCGGTGACGGTGGATATCGTGACGACCGAGGGCGAGAAATCG